TCGCTAAGATAAAACCTGTTAAAATTGGTGGTGTTTTAGTTTCTAACGCTACACTTCATAATGAAGATGAAATAAATAGAAAAGATATAAGAGTAGGGGACACAGTGACTGTTGAAAGGGCTGGAGATGTTATTCCCCATGTTGTTTCAACAGATTTAAAAAAAAGAAAAAAAAATTCAAAAAAATTTATATTTCCAAAAAAATGTCCATCATGTGGCTCTAAAACTATTAAAGATTTTAATGAAATAACAAAAAAACAGGATGCGGTAAGAAGATGCACAAGCGAAGGATATGAATGTGAAAAAATAGCTATAGAAAAAATAAAACATTTCGTATCAAAAGAAGCTTTTAATATAGATGGATTTGGTAAAAAAATTGTTGAAAATTTTTGGCAACATAATTTAATTAAATTACCCCAAGATGTTTTTACGCTTAATTATGAACCAATCAAAAAATTAGAAGGTTGGGGAGATTTATCAGTTTCAAATCTTAAATATTCTATAGAAGAAAAAAAAAATATTTCACTTGAAAGATTCATATACTCCTTGGGCATAAGACATATAGGTCAAGAGAATGCAAAACTTTTATCGAGACATTTAAGGTCAGCAGAAAATTTTTTTAAATTATCAAAAAATAATGATATGAAAGATTTATTAAATATTGATGGAATTGGTGAAACTCAAATAAGATCAATTAAAAACTTTTTTTTAAATCAAATTAATTTAAAAGTTTTATTAGAACTAAAAAAAATACTTAATATCAAAAAAGTTTTGCCAATTGACAAGAATGGATCTTTAAAGAACAAAACTTTTATGCTTACTGGTAAATTAAATGGAATTAGTAGAGCAGAAGCTAAATCTTTAATTGAAAAAAATTCAGGAAAAATAATAAGTAACGTAAATAAAAACCTTAATTATTTAATCATTGGTGAAAAACCAACTACAAAAAAAGTTAACAATGCAAAAGATTTAAATATTAATATTATCAGTCAAGAAGAATGGATAATGATGTTAAATAAGACTAGCTAACCATTTTCTTTCTTTTATATTTAAGAATTTAGAATACCTAGCATAAATAGTTAAATGGTATTTAAATAAATAATCTCTTTCACTTTTGTTTAGTAGTTTATAATTTATTAATTGTGTTTCTAAAGGTGCTAAAGTTAAGTTTTCAAATTCCAAAGAATTTTTAATTTTTTTTATATAAACTAAATTCTCTATCCTAATACCATAATGTCCTTTTTTGTAGTATCCTGGTTCATTACTTAAAATCATACCTTCTTCAATTTTTATCTTATTATCTTCCTCAACAATCGCAGCCTTTGCAGGTGCACCAAATCTACTTGGCATCGTTCTTATTAAAGAATTATAGTCGTTTATAGTAACCGCTCTTTTTTGTGCTGAAAAGTTATAAGTTACCATATTTCTAACCTCTTCTGTTGTAGGTAAGTCACCTCCTCCGATAGCGGCGGTTACATTATTACATCTTAAACTTTGAATTACATTCTGATTAATGTTCTGTGATGGTCCGTTTACCGCAAAATTTACATTACCGATTTGATTAATCGTATTAACCCCTATATTTGATGTCGCACCACCTCCGATTCTATATTTAACAAATAATGTCGTATTCGCTTTAACTGTTTTACCAAGTGCAATGTTGTTTTGATAATCCTGTAACCTTAATGGTATCCCCGTTCTTGCAAACTCGGCAAGTTGGTCGTCAGCGGTTACGGTAGCACTACCAAATTGGACTCTACAATATCCTTCAGGTGTGTATTCGGATATAAATCTGTTTTCAGTCTCTATATATTTTCCGACTTTTATACCTGGATTGTCTGACGCCTTACTTGGGTCTTCAACAAATACCGTATTTTCTGCTAACGCATCGACCTCATACCATTTATCGGGTGAAGTGATAAACTCATCATATGTCGGCGGACTAGAATAGGATGTCCCATCTTTTTGAATTAAAGATGTTATACTTATTACATTTTTTTCAGGTAAAAAGAAATCGTAAAATGGTTTTACATCGTTACTATTAATTACTTTTTTGAAAACCTTTGTAGTTCCATTAACAACCACTTCTCTTTTTGTGATGGTATAATTTACTATTCTATTATTAGAATCAAAGTTCGGTATTTTAGTTCTGTTTGGAAACCCTTTACTATTATACTGAGTACTAAAATCAATATCGTCTTGATTTTCGAATATCTGACCAGCACCTATGAACTGAGAGCCCGACCTTATAATTCCTAAATATCTACTATCTTCTTGGTCCCCAAAAGCAGGTACGGTTATAGAAACGTCAACCAACGCAATTGACGGTCGGTTTCCAGGTATCTTTAGTCCGTATGTTCTTGCTATATTATATATAGATGATTTTTGTTGAGCATACTGTAGAACAGTTTCTTGAACACTTCTGTCAATGTGATAATGTAAATTATCTCCAATTGCAGCGTTTAAATCTAAAAATACAGAATAAACTGACGCATCATTAAAATTATCAATTAATTCAGGATAATATTGACGTGTAAAATTAATAAGGTCTTGCCTTAGTCCTTCAAAATCTCTATCTGTGTATGATATTTTACGATTAGCCATTTACCTTAAATATTAATAATAATGAAATCTCTCGTATCAAATGTACTATCTTTGATTGAATAGTCTATTTTAACTTTGGCGGTGTACTCTTCAACCCCCTCACCCGCTGTTCTAAATATATCAAACATTTCATATGTTGAGCTCTGGTCCTCGACGTTTAAATCACCTATAGGACTCTTATCATCCTCACTATATGGTTCAATTGTGATATCATTTATCTGTAGGTTAGGTATGTATTTATCACACGCTATTTGTATATCTGACTTTATTGCGTCAAATGTAGGTCCATCCATAGGTTCAAAAATAAACTCATATATTCTAGTTCCAAAATCAGGTAAATAATATCTACTACCCTTTCTTGTTAATATTAAATGAAGTAAATCTGCCCTTACTTCTTCAGGTACATTTTCTGTTAAGTCTAAGTAAGTACCGTCAGTACTTTCTCTAAAAGGAAAATTTACACCATAAGTTTTCTTTATCGCCATAACAATAAATATAACTTAGAGTATTTTTATAAAAAAACCCGTGTTAAACACGGGTCTTTTTTTATCCTTCACATGCGACACATTGTAGGTCATTTAAATTCAACTTCTTTCTTGCAAATGCCTGAGCCGAGTTCATTGAGTGTTGGTAGTATAGTGTTTTAACTCCTAACTTCCATGAATCAATCAATAACTTATTAACATCTCTTGTCGGCATATCAGGAGATACCATTAAGTTTAATGACTGCGATTGGTCAATGTATTGTTGTCTGACCGCAGCCTGATTAATTATTGACGCTTGATTGATTTCTGAAAAAGTTCTAAAAACATCTTTTTGCTCGTCACTTAAAAAATCTAAGTGTTGTACTGAACCGTCTTTCTTTTTAATCGTATCCCACACTTCTTTAGTGTCTTTCCCTATTTCAAGTAACAGGGTTTTAAGTATTGGGTTCTTAATCGTGACTTTCATTTTAGCAACGTCTTTTACATAACAGTTAGACCATATAGGTTCGATTGACTGTGACACTTGACCTAAAATAAACGCGGATGATGTTGTCGGAGCAATCGCGTTAAGTGTAACGTTTCTGCGCCCATAACCCTTAAGATATTCAGGTTCTCCAAATTTTTCAGCTAGCTCAGAAGATGCGTTGTATGATTTTTCTTTGATGTTTTTAAATACCTCTACATTCAATCTTGCACTTTCTTTAGTGTCAAACCCCAACCCTTTCGATTGGAGTAGTGAATGCCACCCTAAAACACCTAATCCTAACGCTCTTTGTCTTTTAGCGAAGTTGTATGCCTTCTCCAAGTAGAAGAATGCCCTATTACCTTCAATAGAACCGTCAGATTTTAGGTCTTCAATTTTAGTTAAAAACTCAGTAACAACCGCGTCAAGAAAGTAAGTCATAGTTTCAACCGCATCTGTGTCTTTCCATTCGTCATAATGTAGAGCGTTCATAGATGACAATACACAAACAAAAGATTCTTCTTCTGAATTGTGAAGTGCAATTTCAGAACAAAGGTTAGAATTATAAATTTTAGCCCCTTTATCTCTATATACATCGGGAGAGTTGTTATTCATAGTATCACTAAACATGATATATGGATAACCAATTTCACCTCGTCTCTGAATTACTTTAGCCCAAATTGCTCTCTTCTCTTCGTCACCCCCAATCATTTCTTTCATGAAGTCATCACTAACAGTTACTGCATGTGTTAAATCTTGAATAGGGAACCCTTCAGTACCGATTTCAAGGAACTCCATAATATCAGGGTGCTCTACAGGTAAGTAAGGTGAAAAACGACCTCTTCGAGTAGCTCCTTGTGAGATGTTATCAACGACACTTTCGAATAAATTCATAAAGTGAACCGCTCCAGGCGCTTGCCCGTTATCGGTAATATATGCACCTCTTTCACGAATATTTCCAAAGTAACCTGAAGTTCCTCCACCCATTTTACTCATTTCACCAACTTCCGCCTGTGTAAACAAAATGGATTCAATATTGTCACCAATGTTAGACCCAAAACAACTAACGGGTAGTCCCCTCTTTTTTCCAAAATTAGCCCAAACAGGTGATGATAACGAATACCATCCCTTACCCATATATTCATAAAATTTATCAGCAAATCCTTCGATTCCTAATATTTTCTCTGCATGGTCTGCAATTGTTCTAATTCTTTCTAAAGGTTCCTCTCCCTCACTTAAATACCCTCTACGTAAAAAGGTTATGGATTCTTCATTAATCCAATCAAAAAGTTTTCTATTTTTCATTTTTTATATCATAATTAAATTAAAATAAGTCGTTTGACGTAATCGATTTTGATTTCTTACTATAATTAATACTTCTTTTATTGAAGAAATCTGTATGTTTTGTTGTTAAAATTTCATCATCAAACCATTCAGTAGTCTCAAGTAATGTTTCATTTACGGTGAATATACTATCAATACCGATTGAGTTTAATGATACGTTAAATCTGTGTTTTATAAACTCCATAGTTTGTTTTTTAGTTAGGAAGTCTAAGTCTCCTTTCTCAAAAATCCAATTGACAATCTCGATTTCTGCGTCACACGCTTCCAATGTCGCATCAATTAAATCTTCAACTAACTCTTCTGTCCACCAATGTGGATTTTCCTTCTTAATTAAGTTTACTAAGTCAAATCCAAAACTAGCGTGAATATTCTCTTCCTTAGATGTCGCCTCAACAGCGTTACTAATACCCTTTAACATATTCTTGTGTTTGTTAAATGACATAATAACTAAGAACTGTGAGAATAGTGATACGTTCTCAATAAACATCGAGAATAGTATTACGGACTCAAAGTATTCCTTGTTCTCAACACTTTTTGAGTTTGAAATGGATTTTTCTAAATATTTAATTCTTCTTCTAATCGCGGGTACCTGCATTAGACTTTCAAATTCTTTGTTTAAACCTAACAACTGTATTAGGTGTGAATAAGCATCAGCATGTCTTACTTCTGACTCCGCGAATGTAGCTCCTACGTTACCGATTTCTGGTTTTGGCATCCTTTTATATATGTCCCCCCAAAATGTTTTAACGGCAATCTCAATCTGAGAAATTGCCAACATCGCTCTTTCAAGTGCAGATTTTTCTTTTTCATCTAAGTGCACTTTAAAATCCTGTATATCTGAAGTAAAATTAAACTCTGTATGTACCCAGTATGAATGTCTAATTGCATCGACAAACTCATTTAACTCAGGATAATCATAAGGTTTTAAATTAACTCTTTTCGAAAATATATCAGGTCTATTCTTAGCCCTATATACAATATACTCTTTTGCCACTTCGTTAAGTCCGTTATCCATTAGTTTGTTCTCAACCATATCATGAATATCGTCAACATGTGGTATTCTTTCTTTATCGTTTCTAAACAACGCCTTCGCAGTAATACGAGCGATTTTCTCCGCCATTACCTCATCGACCTGATTAGTACTCTTCATTGCTTTTAAAACCGCAACTTCAATTTTTTCAGTTTTAAAAACGACTTTATCGCCACTTCTTTTTATTACATAGCGCATATCTGT